AAAGCAGGGGTTTTACCCCCTGCGATTATTAGGCTGCTACTCGGCAAGCCAACTCTGGGTAGAGTGGAGCCCAACCGTAGAGAACATCCACACGAGTAGGAATCGAATCGTTGTTAATGGTGTATTGGCGAACCACACGCATTGACAGACCAATTTCCTTATCGCTAGCACGACCAGCGAAGTGAACACCCTCTGGCAACTCAAGGTCAGCCATAGCCATTGTGAAAGCATTGCGATGCATAACAATGTTTTGTGGTGAAACTACACCAGAACCACTTGCATTGTATTGTGATGCAAAGAATGTAACAGCAGCAGTTGCAGAAGCAGTAGGAATTGACACATTCTGGAACTGACCACCTGAAATAACAGCAGGAGAAACAGTTACAGAAACAGAAGAACCAGAAGCCACAGAAACAGCAGACTTAACTACGAATGAGCGCAGTTTGTTTGTGCCATAAGCCTGACGATTCTGTGGGTTAACTGCATACACACCAGCGATTTGGAATGTATCACCAGCATTTAAGTTGATTGTGCCTGTATTAGCAGCAGTCAAAGTAATTGTGGATTGTGAAGCCCAACCAGAGGTCAAGAAACCAGTAGCAGTTGTAGTAGCAACAGAAGCAGTAACAGTAGAAGAACTAAAGTTACCAAAAGTTTGGGACACAATGTTTTGATCGAGTTTCCAGTTCATACCGCCAGAATCTCGGCCCATCAAGCCCTTTTCATACTGCATACCAATCTTGTCATTAGGAACAAACAAGCCTTTTAAGCTATCAACAATAGTAGCTGAAGTGAATGGCTCAACAATACAGCTTCTGCGACCATCGCGAGGAGCACCTTCAGAGTCTAGGTAAGCTTGAGCTGACAAGTATGTATACAAGCCAGTTGGAGGTGTACCTGCTGTACCTACAATGTTAGCTGTATTCAAAGCTGCTGTAGTAGTACCATCAAAGTCAATTTTGTTGGCAATAGCAGCAACTGCTGGCTTGAGGATGCGATCAGAGAACATATCCAAAGACAAAGCTAAGTCTTGAGTAGTAAATTGTGTATCCACATGGAACTGAGTTGACAATGTTACTGGTACTGAAGTTTCATTCAAGTCTTCCACATTTAATGCAGGACCTGTTGTACCGATAAAGCGACCTGGTCTACGGACATTGACTGTTGCGCCAATTTTCGCACCAACTACAGCGAATTGGTCATCATAGTTACGGTCTACTTCGGATGTAAAAGTTAATTCGTTCTCAAGAACCATCAACGCTTCGTTGGTGATCTTTGAGATTGTTAATAAAGTATTACTCATTGTAATTCTCCAAAAAAATTAGGTTTATCTAACCTTACCAGCCTGCCGAGCAGCTTTCCATTGAGCATAAGTGCCATGAAATACTCCATTGGAGTCCATGAGCACATCTGCACCAACTTTGCCACCTGTTAGCGGACTAATAGGACTAGGTGCTTTACTTCCAGAAACAACTTCCTTTTGTTTATCAGCTTTAGGTTTCTTTTCTTCCTTAGCTTCAAACTTAGCCTCAAGTTTGCCGATTTCTTTCAGAGCCTTAACAGAATCCATCTCTGTTAATTTTTTAGCAAAATCTTCATCAGATGCCAAAGCATATAAGACTTGTGGTCCTACATCGCTTTCCAATATTGCCTGCTTGATTTCATCGCTAACAATCACATTGCTGGATTGAACAATTCTGTCAAAGTCAGGTATGTTGGATTTCGCTTTCTCAAGTTTTTTATTCCAAGATTCATTTCTCTTGGCTTCAGCTTCTTGAGCTTTGCGAGCAGCATCCTGTGCATCCCTTTGCTTCAGAGCATTTTCCGCACTCCACTCCGCTAATGCTTCTGCATATTCAAAAGCATCATTGAACTGGGCTGCTTGAGGTTTACCACCTTTATTAGCAGGAGTTTCTTCCTGTTGATATTGAGGATTAACCTTAGCTCTTAACTCTTGTAGCTCTTTTTCAAATTGGGCAGCTCTAGCTTCAGATTCCTGGGCTCGCTTACTTACTTTGTCAAATCGCTTATTCAGCCTCTCTTTAGACTTTTCAGGGTCTTGTTTCTTAGCTTCTTCCTCTGCTTTCGATTCATTCTGCTCTGACTTTTGCTCTGGCTCTGACGATTTCTTTACATCATCAGCCTCAGTTGGCTCTGCCGACTCAGACAAACCTAATCTTTCTGCATAAAAGGTTGTTGCATTTTCACTTGTTACTACATTACTTGCTTCTTTTACATCGGCCATGATTTCTCAAGCTCCAATTTAGGTTAAAAATACTACTAAAAATAATTCTTGTCTATTTATTTGCTCTTTTTAGCATCTTTAGAGGCAGATTTCAGAAAAGACTTCTGTTCTTTTAATGCTTTTTTATCTAGCCCTTGAAATGGATTAGAAGGTTGCTCTTGCTCATATTTCTTTCCTGCTCTGCGAGCCATTTCCTTCATTTTCCATTCAAGTGCATTGTCACCAGTAATTGTTGCCATATATCCTCCGATTAGATTCCTCTTTCTATTGCTTCATCCATAGCATCTCTTTCTGACCTTAAATCCATTTGGGCCATCAGAATTGCCAATTGCGCCTTCATCTGCTCAATTTCTTTCTGAGATTCAGTCTTAATGATTGTGTCATGAGCCTGAGTATCAGTCCGCAACTTGCTATCAGCTTGCTTGGTTTCATTGTCCATTTGAGCTTTTTGCAACATTGCTTTGTCTTTTTGTTCCGCAACAGATGCGCCATACTTCATATCGAGAGTCATCTGCTGTATCTCTTGCTGAAGCTGCTGAATAGTAGCTTGTGATTGCTTGAGCTGCATTTGAACTTGTGGAGGAATATCGGCTTTTTCATCAATCTGAGCCAATGGATTTGCAGCAGCCAATCGGTCTGCAACAATATCCGCACCAGGGAAGTCCATATTTCTAAAGATTAAGTCCCCAGCTTGTTGCATCAAATTAGGGTCAGCAGTCAATAGAGTCATCATAGAATCTACAGCTTCTTGTCGCTTAGAAGCATAACCAGGGCCAGTTTCCATAACAATGTCATATTGGCCTACAGTTACATCATTAAGGACTTTTTCAACACCTTGCTCATCTTGGCCTTTTTGGTTAATGGTCACTAACTCACCCTTACCATCAGCACCAATAATTCGCATTACTCGCTCTTTGTCATAAATATGAGGAATCAAGTCTAAGCAAATGCGACCACATTGACGGATTGACCTAGTCAAATTGTCATAGTAGTGGAAATTGGTCATATCGGTCTGTTGTTGCTGACCATTTAAAGCTTTACCAGACTGCATACCAGTTGGTAATTGAGAAGGGTCATAAATACCGACTACTGCCATTAAATCTGAATTCAAACCTTGGAGAGCTGTCACCATACCAGCAGGAGGAGGCTCTGGCTGAATCCTTGTAGGAACTGGGGCCATTACACCATCAGAATCCTTTTGTTTGTAGCGCAATACAGGCATAGACTTGATGTTAGCTGTATTCCACTCCATCTCATGACCTTCATCCTGGCCTTCTGCAAGCAAGAATTTAGCTTTAGGAGCAAGAGCAACTGATTCAGTAAGAGCTGTGGACCAAAAGTTATACATTCTTTGTGGGTCTTTAGCCATGCGAGTAAGGCCAAACTTCTTTTTCTTGCTATCAACAATCAATTGCTGACCATAAACAGGGATAACAGGGATAAATCGACCAGCCCAATCCTTTTGCTCAAGGACTTGCATACCTGTCAATTTGCACCATTTAATCTGCTTTTTGATAGTTTCTCGCTTAGATACCACATAGATTCCAGCATCTTGCATCATTACTTCGGATGGCTTTTCATCTTCATAACAAGTAGTGCCATCGGACAATAGCAATAGCTTCATCCGCTTATGCTCTGTATAGAAGTATTCAGCTACTCGAATATCTTCCTTAGTAATCCATTCAGACTGTGAATCACCTGTTCCCCTAGGAGTAAAACCACCTCCATCATCAGCACCAGGGTACATTTTCCTGAAAGTTTCTTTAGAGATAACCTCGGTAATCAAGCATTTTTCAGCATCAGAACCATCAGGTTCATTGGAATTAGGGTCAAAATAGACCATAAATGGGTTTTCAATGCGCTTAATATATATTTCTTGGTCCATTGAGTCAGGTCTTGGGAAGTCATGAATAACCCTCCAGAATCCCCAGCCCATGCGAACAGCAAAATCAAAAGCATTGTCATAAGCAGCATCAGCATCTGATTGGTTCTCAATATTGCGCAATATGCCAGTTACTACTTCAGCTACCTTTTCATCTGACTCGGTATTCATACCATGAGCCACCATGCGAGGTCTTTGCTGTCTTTGTTGATTGGCAATCTGACGGCAATAAGCATCAATCTTA